CTTTCATGGGCGGTATCGTTACCTTTATTGTTGATCGTATCTGGAAATAAGGAGAACGCTATGCCTATGGTCGGAAAAAAGAAGTTTCCCTACTCTGAAAAAGGCGAGAAAGAAGCCAAAGAGTATGGCAAGAAAAAGGGTGTCCCTGTGACTGTCATGATTGCTGTTGGTAAGCCAAAAATGGGTATGCCCATGCGTGGTGGTCGTACAGCTACCAACATGATGAAGAAATCTTCAAGAGGTAAATAATGGCATCTTTAACCAATCCAATCACACTTCTTAGTGCTGTTGGCGCTACTGGCGCATCTACAGCAGTTCAGGCTGACGCTGGTCAACCAGCATTCTTGCAAGTTTCTGGTATCACTACCGCTACTGTTGCCTTCCAAGGCAGTCTTGATGGCACTAACTGGTCAACCATTGGCACTGCTTTGACCGCTAACGGTATCGTGACCATCCAAAACGCACCCAAGTATCTTCGTGCAAACGTGACTGCTTGGACTTCAGGCTCAATCACTGCCAAAATCCTGTACTAAGGATAAACCCTATGAAGATGACTAAATCTCAGAAAAAGGTCAAGAAGGTCATGGGGGAGTACAAGGAAGGCACTTTGCATTCTGGTAAGAATGGCAAGGTTGTCAAGTCCAAAGACCAAGCTATTGCGATTGCATTGTCAGTTGCGGGAAAGGCTAAAAAGAAATGAAAGCTGGACTTTATAGCAATATTAACGCTAAACAAGCCCGAATCAAGGCTGGTTCTGGCGAGAAGATGAGAAAGGTAGGAAGCAAGGGTGCGCCTACTGCTGCTGACTTCAAACAAGCGGCAAAGACCGCAAAGAAGCCTAAAAAGGTGAAGTGATGAAATCTCCAACTTGGCAAACAAAAGCTGGTCAGAATCCAAAAGGCGGCTTGAATGCCAAGGGCAGAGCCTCTTATAATGCAGAAACTGGTGGCAATTTGAAGCCTCCAGTGAAATCAGGGGATAATCCCCGCAGAGCAAGTTTCTTGGCTCGCATGGGCAATATGGCTGGTGCTGAGTACAAGGATGGTGAACCGACAAGACTGCTTCTTTCGCTAAAGGCTTGGGGTGCTAACTCCAAAGCTGACGCAAAGGCAAAAGCTCAAGCTATATCCGCAAGGAACAAAGCAAAGGCTAAAAGCAGATGACATACTTAGAACTTGTAAACGATGTCCTTGTAAGGTTGCGTGAAACAACTGTTTCTACCGTTACAGAAACATCTTATTCTTCCTTGATTGGCAAGTTTGTCAATGATGCAAAGCGTCAGATTGAAGATGCTTTTGCTTGGAATGTCCTTGGCACAACAATCACCTTGTCTACTGTTTCGGGAACATACTCCTATGCCTTAACTGGTGCTGGTCAGAAATTCCAAGTTCTTGATGTGCTGAACGTCACTAGTAACCTCCGCATGAGAAATGTGGATTTTGCTACGATGAATCGCTATCAGAACTTCTCAACTCCTGTTAACGGTATTCCTGCCTACTATGCCTTTGATGGTGTTGATGGTAGCTATGACACCAAGGTAACTATCTATCCTCGTCCTGATGGCGTGTATAGCATCCCATTTAGCCTGACAGTGCCACAAGCCACTTTGTCTAGCGACTCTACTGTTGTAGCCGTTCCTGACGTTCTGATTGTTCAGAATGCTTATGCTCGTGCCTTGGTTGAGCGTGGTGAAGATGGCGGTTTGTCATCCTCTGAGGCTTATTCCTTGTACAAAGCTATGTTGTCTGACTACATTGCATTGGAAGGCACTCGCTATCCTGAGAATCAGGAGTTCATTCCCGTATGAGCCAAGCAATTCAAACATTCAGCATCTCAGCCCCAGGCTTTTATGGGTTGAATACGCAAGACTCTCCTCTTGATCTTGCGGCTGGATATGCTTTGGTTGCAACCAACTGCATCATTGACCAGTATGGACGTATTGGTTCACGCAAGGGTTGGGCTAGAGTTAATTCTTCTTCTGGAAACCTTGGCGCAAATGACGTTAAGGTTATCCATGAGTTAGTTGTTGCTGACGGTACATACACTGTATTGTTTGCTGGCAACAACAAGTTATTCAAGTTGGATGGCTCTAATGCTGTTGTTGAGTTGACCTATGGGGGGGGTGGTACTGCTCCTACCATTACTGCAAGCAACTGGCAATGTGCTTCCTTGAATGGCATTACATACTTCTTCCAGTCTGGTCACAATCCTTTGATCTATGACCCTGCTGTTAGCACCACGACTTATCGTAGGGTGTCTGAGAAGACTGGTTATCAAGCCACTGTTCCTGATGCCAACATCTGCATTTCAGCCTTTGGTCGTTTATGGGCGGCAGATACAACTAGCAACAACGCTACTGTTTACTTTAGCGACTTGATTGCAGGCCATATTTGGTCTACAGGTACTGCTGGCTCGTTGAATGTCAACAATGTTTGGCCTAATGGTGCTGACCAGATCACTGGTTTGGCTGCTCATAACGGCTTCTTGTTCATCTTTGGCAAGCGTCAAATCTTGGTTTATCAGGGTGCTACCTCTCCTTCTACTATGTCATTGAGTGACACTGTTGAAGGTATTGGTTGCATTGCTAGAGACAGTATCCAAACCACAAGTACTGATGTGTTGTTCTTGTCAAACTCTGGTGTCAGATCGTTGATGAGGACTATTCAGGAGAAGTCTGCTCCAGAACGTGACTTGTCGAAGAATATTCGCAATGACTTGATGGCGACTATTTCTGGCGAAACATTGGCAAATGTTAAGTCTGTTTACTCTGAATATGAGGCTTTTTATCTGTTGACTACGCCTAGCATTGATGCTGTGTGGTGTTTTGATACCAAGGCTTATTTGCCTGATGGTGCGGCTAGAGTGACAACTTGGGACTCTATTGAGCCTACTGCTTTCCTTTCTAGACGCAACGGTAATCTTTTGATTGGCAAGAATGGCTATATAGGTTTGTATAGCGCGCATCAAGATTACCAAACAGCATATCGTATGTTGTATTACACGAACCATGCTGACCTTGGCAACCAGAATCAGACTTCAATTCTGAAGAAGTTGTCCATTGTGGTGATTGGTGGTAGTAATCAGACAGTGACGTTCAAGTGGGGTTTTGACTTCAAGACAAATTACTTGTCTGACAACGACACTATTCCTACACAAGGCGAGTCTTACTATGGAATTGCTTCTTATGACAATCCAGATGGACAAGTTGTAACTATCACAAATGCAAGTCCTGCTGTGATTACATCTGTTGATGGCTCTGCTTTTGTAAATGACAATAATGTAACTTTAACAACAACAGGTACTTTGCCATCTGGTTTAAGCACTGGAACTACTTATTACATTGTGAATGCATCTGGCGCTACTTGTAATTTGTCTGCATCATCTGGTGGCTCTGCAATCAATACTGGTAGTGCTGGTTCAGGCACACACACTCTTGAACACACATCTCCAACTGCTATATCTCAATACTCTGATGGTGTAGCTTTGCAAACACTGGTTGTTTCAGCAACAGGCACAGGTAAGGTTGTTCAAACAGGATATGAGTCTGACATTAATGGAACACCATTGTCGATTCAGAAGATTGAGATTCAAGCCAAACAAGGCAAGATAAGTTAAAGGAAGACCATGACAGACTACACCAAGAGTACGAATTTCGCCACTAAAGACAATTTGTCTTCTGGCAATCCTTTGAAGATTGTCAAAGGTACTGAGATTGACACTGAGTTCAACAACATTGCTACTGCTGTTGCTACCAAGGCAGATTTGGCAAGTCCAGCTTTTACTGGCAACCCAACTGCACCAACGCCTACTACTGGTGACAATGACACATCAGTTGCGACTACGGCATTTGTGCAAACAGCTTTGTCTGCCATCTATCCTGTTGGCTCAATCTACACCAATGCTGCTGTAAGTACAAATCCTGCAACATTGCTTGGTTTTGGTACTTGGACTGCATTTGGTGCTGGTCGTGTCATGGTTGGTGTTGATACTGGTGACACTGCATTTGATACGCTTGGCGAGACTGGTGGTAGCAAAGATGCTATTACTGTGTCTCACACCCACACAATTAGTGGCTCAACTGGTGCAATGAGCGCAAATGAAGCTCACACTCATACTGTTGGTGTATCTCTATACACAGTTGATGCGTCTCTTGGTGGAAATTCATTTGCTGGTTATTTTGGTTCAACAACTACAAGTTCTGCGAATCTAGCTCACACTCACGGGGCGGGAACACTAGCCAACAGTACCACTGGTTCTAGTGGCACGAATGCCAACTTGCAACCGTACATTACTGTTTATATGTGGCGGCGCACAGCATGAACACAATTATTTTGATTAAAGGGGATTGATATGGCATTGCAAGAAGGTTTATCTGGCGCTGCTTCTGGAGCTAGTGCTGGTTCAATGTTTGGGCCAGTTGGTGCTGCTATTGGTGGTGGAATTGGATTTCTTGGAGGTCTGTTTGGCGGTAATAGCGCAGAAGATGCTGCTCGTGCTCAAGCAGATGCTCAACTTAAAGCGGCTCAATTAGCGGCTGAAGAAGCTCGTTTTCGACCTGTAGGTGTCACCACACGTTTTGGTAGCTCTCAGTTCCAAACTGACCCTTCTGGTCGTGTCTCTGGTGCTTCCTACAACGTCAGTCCTGAACTACAAGCCTATCAAGATAGGTTTAGAGGAATGGCTGGTGGCGCTTTAAGTCAAGCAGAGATGGCTGGTCAACAGTATGCTCCTTTGACTGGTGCGGCTAGTAATCTATATAGCCTTGGTCAGCAGTACATTCAGCAGACTCCCGAACAAGTAGCTCAACAGTACATGGCTCGTCAACAAGACTTGTTGGCTCCTAGCCGTGAACGTCAGATGGCTCAATTGCAGAATCAGTTGTTCCAAACTGGTCGTGGTGGATTGTCTGTAGGTGCTACAGGTATTCGTCCTAGTGGTGCTGCTGGCTTGGGTGCTACTACTCCTGAAATGGAAGCCTATTACAACGCATTGGCTCAACAAGACTTGCAATTGGCTAATCAGGCTCAGACTGCTGGACAAGAGCAATTGAAGTTTGGCGCTGGTTTGTTTGGTGTTGGCTCTGACTTGATGAATCAGTATCAGCAAGGTCAAGTTGGTGCTTTGCGTCCATTTGAGGCTTATTTCGGTCAAGAGAAGGCTCTTGAAGGTGTTGGTCAACAACCTTTGGATATTGGCATCAATATCGGTGCTAAAGGCATGAGTCCTACTGCCGCTAATGTTTTGTATGCTGGTGGAACTAATGCTGCTCAATTAAGAGCACAAGCTGATGCTTACAACCCATTGGCAACTGCATTGATTTCAGGTTCACAGAATCCTCAATTGATGAATGCTTTTGGTAATTTGTTTAGTAGTGGTGGAGGTGTGCCATCTGGTGCTGCTGGATATGGCATTAGCCAACAGCAATTTGGTGATTACTACGGTTATTTATAAGGAGTAAAAAATGGCATCACCATCAGAAATCTTAGGTTTGTTCACAAGCCCACAACAGTATCAACAACAGCAACAAGACCTTGCTCGTGCAAGAGCAATGGAGTATGCAAAGTTAGACCCTTTCCAACAAGCAAATGCTGCTATTGGTCAAGGTGCTTATGGTTTGGCAGGTGCTATTGGCGGTGCTTTGGGTGGTGTTGACCCACAGTTGCAGAAGATTACTATGAGACAGCAAATGCTGAGTCAGTTAGATCAAAGCAATCCTGACTCTTTCATGCAAGTTGCTCAAATGGCTACTCAAAATGGCGACCCTGAGTTTGCTATGGCTATTGCTGATGCTGGACGTAAAGCGGCATCTGAATATGCTCTTATTGCACAAAGAACAAGAGAAAAACAAGGTGCTGACCCATTTGAACAACTTGTGCGTTCAGGCAAATACACTCCTGCTAGTTTGTCTAAATATCAAACATCTAAAAATGTTGCAGATTTAGAACTGCTTGATAAAACAAAAGACGATGTAGTAGTTGTTGGCAATGCACTTGTTTCCAAAACAACAGGCAAGCCAATCTACGAAGGAGACAAGGCAGAGAAATACTCTGACTTTGCTAGAAAACTGATTGAAGTTGGCTTAACGCCCGGAACTGAGCCATTCCAAAAAAGAATGCTTGAACATATCAATGCTGTAACTAAGGGTGCAAGCCAAGGTACAGGTAATGTCATTATTGGTGGCATCTCAGTTGATACAGGTGAGGCTGGTAAAGCGGCGGCTAAAGTTATTGGGACTAATGCCGCAAATATTCAAAATCAGTTCACACTGGAAAAAACTATTAAAGGCGCAGTTGATTTAATTGACAAAGGAATTTATGCTGGTGCTTATGGCCCTGAACAAGGCGCTATTGCCAAATATTCTCGTGGGGCAGTTGGAGACAAGAAAAAAGTTGAAAACACCGAAGTATTTATGTCTTATATTGGAGAAACAGTAATCCCTAGATTGCAAGAATTTGGAGGAAACGACTCTAATGAAGAATTGGCATATCTGCAAAAGGTAATGGGTGGTAACTTACGCTTAGAGCCAGAATCAATGAGAAAAATTTTGCTCAGTGCTGAAAAGAAAGTTCAAGCTAATATTAAACGGTTGCAAAAGCAAGTTGAAGGTGGTCAATTGCCAACTCAACCAATGGATGTACCAACACCTCCTGCACAAAGACCTACAAAACGTGCAAACTTGAAAACTGGAAAACTTGAAGACATTTCTGGAGAATAAAATGCCACCAATTTATGTTGAAGTCGGTAATGATGTTGTTGAGTTTCCAGAAGGAACTACTGACGAACAGATACAAAATTTTTTGTTTCCAAATAAACAAGTAACTCCACCTTCTTCAGGTTTTATGATGGGGTTGAAAGACCCTATCACTGGTGGCGCACAACTATTGCCTCGTGCATTGGCAGGTGTTACTTCTGGTTTTGGTGCTTATCAAAATCCTGTAAGTGAGTTCTTTACAGGCGAAGCACAACGCATGGATGAACTTGCTCGTGCTGAAGAACAAGCCTACCAACAACAACGCATGGCTCGTGGTGAAACTGGATTCGATGTTCCTAGATTGGCTGGCAACGTCCTTAATCCAGCAACAATTGTTCCTGCCACTAGAGCTGCTCAATTGGCTCGTGGCGCTGGTTATGGTGCAACTGCTCAAGCCGTAGCTGGTGGTGCTGTTGGTGGTGCTATGCAACCAGTTACAGGTGAAGGTGAATTCTTGCCACAAAAAGCACAACAGATTGGTGTTAGTGCTGTTACCGCCCCTATTGGCGAGAAAGTTGTTTCTGCTGCTGGTCGAGTCTTGAATCCTCTTGTCTCCAAGGCAGAGCAAACAATGCGTGATCTTGGAATTACTCCTACAACAGGTCAAACATTAGGTGGTCAATTTGGAACAATAGAGGAGTTTGCACAAAACCTTCCAATAATTGGACAAATGATTAGCAATGCAAGACAACGTGTTTTGTTTGACTTCAATAAAGGTGTTATCAACAAGGCACTTGATAAAGTCAAAGATAAACTTCCTGAAGATGTAATTGGCAGAGATGCCATAAAGTATGCTTCAGATCAAGTATCTGATAAATATGATGAAGTCTTGGCAAAAATGTCATTTGACTTAGA